TTACTCATCCATGTAGCAGCAGACTCAGGACTCATCTCTAGTGCTGGCATTTCTGGATCAGGATTACACCTGTTACTCAATGTAACAAAATCAACACCCTTCAATCCTTTCCACATTGTATGCGGGATGTAAAAACCATTAAGCCCAATACCAGCAGGACAATTAATATTTCCTCTGGATCGGTGATTACCACTCCATATCGCAATACTACCCTTCTTATATTTTGGTACGTTATCTACAATCTCACAGTCCATCAATATCAATAACGGTTCCCAGTTATTTGGATCAGCGTCTAGGGTAAATTTATAGCAAAGAGTATCAACATGAGATGCAACAAATTCCTCATCCCTAGTTTGTAAGAACTGTCGTAGTTTAATAATTTCTTCCAGTTGTTCTTCTGGAATAAACTTTTTTGTAATCCCATTAATTGTTTCATCACATTCAATGTCTTGGTGATTATTTAACATTGGCTTGATAATATCCCACATGGTATTAAGGTCTACGGAAGATAACGACCCCTTACCATACAAACCGCCACCATTTGTTTTGTTATACCAAAGTGCTGAGGCGGCCGCACCAATACCATTGTCTGCTGTTTTTAGTAAAGTACCTTCTTCAAGTGCCATTTCTTCATGTGCTCCATATTTTAAAAGTTCAAAAATTACCCTTTTAGATCGGGCAAGATCATTCTTAAATTGTTTATCTTCACTACTATGGAGATAATCTACCTTGTGATATCTAACGTGTTTTCTACCACCATAGAATTTCCAACAATTTAATTCTTCAATCCAAAGATGCCAAAGATACAAATATGCTTCGTATTCGTTTGGAGCCTCTGGGATAATATATTCTATACGATTTATCATTCTCCCAATTTAACACAAAAACTTAGCTAAGTCAAGTCACTTAGCTAAAGAAATCTTCTAGTGTTCCAACTTCATCGTTTTTCAATATCCAGTTCATCTTATCCGTTATCACACGAAGTGGAGCTAAAAATGAATCTTCGTATTGCGAGGTGTAATCAACCATAGGCAGTATTTCCAGCTCCGGTGGTATCTTTGTCATAAAAGAAAACGCAGAAGCTTGATAGATATTGTCTTTAAGATTCACAAATTTCACCTTGTCTCCTTCTTGAATAGAAACATACTTATTGCCAAGTTTGTTCTCATCTACGAGGTGGTTGTAAAGTATTGCACCCTTAACATGCTTGGGTGCGCCGAGTGCAAATAAACGATCTGTTCCACGAAACTTCTTCAGTCCATTACAGGAGCGAGGATAGGCAATATCTTCTGGTGGCAATGTCATAAACTCCTCACGAAAATCTTGTATGAATGTATTTAGCATTTCCTCATCACCACCCATGATGATCCTGATTGCTTCCTTCAACTTCTCCCGACATGGTGCAGGGGTAGAGCTCTTAACGCTTTCTAGTCCCATGATCTTGAGTTTGGGTTCCTTGTATCGCACACCTTCCATATCATACAGGTTTAGAATGTATCGTTTCTTTGCAGTCCAAATTCCCTTGTCAGCGATTGCTTCACGACCCATCTCCATCTTATTTTCGTATGCGTTGGTTACCTTAGCAAGAGCCTGATAAGATGTAGAAATGTGTAATTCCAACTTCTCTTTTGCAACCTTATCCAAGAAGTTGACAATAGTGTTAGTGTCTGTTCCCTCTTTGAACACGCTATTAACCAATTTGTCAAACGTAATGTATACGCTGTCTGTATCCGAAGCAATAACGTAGTCCACGTCCTTCGTTTCCAAGGTTTTGTTAAGATAAATGTTAAGACTCTTTTCAATCCAACGAATAGATAACTGGCCAGATGTAGTAATTGCTGTAGCAACCAACAAATCGAAATAACGAAACCAATTATTCCCAATAGCACCATATGCGCTGTTAAGAGAAATCTTCTTCGCCATCTGGATGTTGTTGTATCGGGCAATGTCCTTGAGTAGAGATTTCTCACCCGTGTTCTCGTACTCCTGTTGAGCGTCGAGCATAAGTCTTTTATATTTGACACGATCATTATACATGCCCTCCATTAATTCGGGTAAAAACCCACGTTTGTCCTTGCGAAAGAATGCACCGTTAGGTGTCATGCAATACTCAGTGTCATTGCTGACCTTGCCATCTAGTATTTTATCAACCATACCCTCTACAGGCTTGATACCGCCATTCACCAAAGTTTCTGGTGAGATGTTATACTGCATGATAAGATGGGGATACAGGGAGTTCAAGTCAAACGACATAACCCACTTGTGCATACCCACTTGTGGGTCTTTTACATATGCACCTTCAAATTTCTCAACCTTCTTGTTTTCCGACTTTTGAGGAATCACGATATTCCGCTCACGCAGATAGTTGTAAATCAGAATATCCCAATACCGCACAGTACCAAGCACGTCAGTGAAATTGACCTTTGCATCATAAGCCATCGTCAGTGCAAGCTCAATCAATTTCATCTTATCTTCTAGCTTATCAACAATCTCAACGTCCTGTATGTTGTATTCGATGAACGACTGATAATCTTTGGTATACCACTCACGGAATGTTTCATATGGATTACCATCCTTACGCTCACCCAGTTCCACAAACGCAATGTGGTCAAGGGTGTATCGTTCCTGATTAGTGTATGTGAACTTTTTATAGAGATCAAGGTAATCTAGTGCAGAAATACCATCCAGAGTATAGGATTGATGCGTTCGACCCATCTTGTATATCTCACGGGCAAACACATTCTTCCACGGAGATAGACGTTTTGTCTCATCATCATCAAAGACGTTACGAATACGATTTACAAGATAGGGAATATCAAAGAACTCAGTGTTCCAACCTGTAACAATGTCGGGTGTATTGTTCTCCCAGAATGCTAGGAACTCCTTAAACAGATGCACCTCACTCTCGCACTGAATATATTTTACATCATTACGGTTAGTTGTGAACTCTCCGATTCCCCAGACATTAATGAAACCCGTTTGAAAGTTCTTAATAGTGATAGACAGCATTGGTTCTGATGCATCTTCTGGCTTAGGAAAACCGTTCTCACACTCTACCTCAATATCGATGGTGTACATGATCATCTGATCCAAGTCCCAATCGACCTGATCAGGATATTCATCTGCAATCCAGCAATAAGGATACTGTGTGTTACCATAGATTATATCTTGGTTCTCACGATCAGCCACCCATTGTTTGGCTTCCTTAATAGAGTTATGTGTTTTGGGTACAACACTTCTTCCATCCAGAGTTTTGTATCCAGTTTCCTCACGGGTCTTGACTAGATCAAAAAGTGTGGGTTCATATTTGACTCTACGAGTCGTGCGTTCGCCATTCCTGACCTCACGGACAAGAATGGAGTTACCGTATTGTAACACGTTTGTGTAAAAGTTCATATAGAGACTATATCAGGTTTGAGTAGAATTGTCAAGGATTATTTTAATCAAAAGTATAATCTTTTTTGGGATTTATTATTAGATTTGCCTTAATTAAAAAATCTTTGTTCATAAGAAGTGTAGATTTACCTGATCTATCATCTAATGTAAAGGGTAAACCTTTATACACATTCCCATTAAATTCTAAGTCTAACTTAATCTGTGGTCTTTTTTCTTCACCAGCACCCGTAATAGAAGTATAATCTCCCAAATAATTTGTAGTTAAAGTTTTACCATTTAATTTAAGAGTTAGAGACTTGCCACTGATCTCATAAGAATCTGCGTGTATAACAGAACCATCAGCAGAATTTCCTGTATCCATTGTTCCTACTAATTCCCCCAAAGTCTTATGTTTGAATTTTTCATGCACTCCACTAGTATTGACACTTTTTGCCCATAAGCTACGATCTTTATAAAGATTCAAAATTTCTTTGGTGATACTACGACCCTTACCTTTGATCAGTGGTTTTGCAGCAGACTTTGAAAGCACTGCCTCAATACCCATTAAGCCGGGAGTAGAGTTGACTTCAATAAAATATGGACTTTCCTTGTCTCTATTCTTTGCAGGAATAAAATCAACACCAACAACCTGACCTTGAACTGATTCTGCTGCCCGTAAAGACTCCTGTGCTTCACGTTCTGTCAATTCATGGGAT